GTTGTCGCCTGTACCTGAAAGGTTACGAGCAACGCGGATTTTGAGTCCGAGAAGGGTTCCGCGAACCGCAGTCGCAGTAAATGTACCGCCAGCGTTCTGTGGGTTGATTGTCTGCTGGAAGATTGGGCGATTTGAAGAATCGACCAAGCCCATAAGGACGCCCCATTGTTCTGGTGATACTGCGATGTTGGTTGCGAAACCAAGTGTGTTTGTGTAGATAGAAACTGCTGCATCTGCTACGAAATCAGCAGCAAGCGCACCTGTTGTAAGTGTGCGGTTTCCGCCGTCTGTTCCGCCTGCAATAAGAGCGGTTCCGACTGCGCCATCTGTTGCCTTAGCGTATGCGTATTCCATCTGGCGTACGAGTTCTGCAAAGAACGCTGGTGATGAGCGGTCTAGGAGTTCGAGGCTGAATGTCTGCTGACCGATATACTTCTTAACATCGACTGAAACGAACGCTGCGTTCATGTCTGTCTCTGATGGTGTTCCTGCCTCTGCTGCGATTGCAACTGTTGGAGCAACTGTGATCTTAGGAATTTCAAAAGTCATTCCTGCGTCTGGTAGAGCGCCTGTTGAGATTGAGTCAATCAATGGACGATCAGCGTTTGAAATGCCGTTAATAACTTCAGTCAACTGACGTGTAGGTACGAGACCTGCGTTATCAGTTACATCTGCTGCGGCTGCTACGTACATCTTTGATGTCTCGTTGCCGAGTGATGCGCGTACTGAGTGCTCGAGATAAGAAGCCTTATCAACGATTGGGTTACGAACAGTTGTTGAAATGTAAGGTGCTGTTGCTGCCTTAACTTCAACCTTTGCGGCTTCTACCGTCTCAGCGGCAGGAGCGACTTCTGGAACGGTGTTAGACACTTGTTCTCCTTCGGTGGTTGATTGTGTTTCTTCCTGAGTTGTCTCAGAAACTTCGGTTTCTTCTGCCGCTACCTTTGCGACCTCTGCGCCTGGAATCGCGCCATCTGTGACGAGGCTGACCTCAATCAAGTTAGATGCGCTGATAGCCATCACGCCATTCTTGTTATCCCATGCTTCGACATCTACGCCAACGCTAAAATCTGAACGAAGGCCAGTAGCGGCCTCCTCAAGTGCATCGTTACCAGCGGTTGTCTTAGCGATCTTAAATTCTGCGGTAATACCTGTCTCATCTTGTTCCCAACTCATCAACTTACCGAGCGGGCGAGTAGTATCGTGCTGAAGAACTAGTTTTGTGTTTTTAGCCATTGTGATTGAATCCTTCTCAAACATTGTGCGGCCTGCTGATGTGTTGCCTTCAGCGTTCCAGGACACGATGCGGCCAGCGATGATGCGTGACTCTGCATCTGCCGCCGTAATTGATACTGGCATTGTGATCTTCATTAGTTGCCTCTCTCGTTATGAATTAAGTCTTCTTCTTCGCGGATTTCTTCAACGCTCATAGCGCCCATACGGTTCAGAATCTCGTAAACCTGAGCGCGTTGGAGTGCATCTGTGCGTAGGAAATCGTCCAGACTAAAACGAATCTCGCCTGTTGATGAAATAAAATCTGGCATAGATAAACGCTGCTCAATAGCCGTAAGGATTGGCTTCATAGAGAAATCAATAAGAGAACGGCGCTCTGATACTGAGTTAGAGTAAGTCATGCTGGTTTGTTCAGCACTTACGAAGTATGCAGGAAGGTTGCAGGCGCGAGCCAATTCCAATGCTACATATTGGCGAGCCTCATTGAGTTGTAGTTTTGCTGGATCGATGCCCAACGCCTGCAATTCAACATCGGCATTAAGAAAAGCCGTTGACTTAGTAAGTCGAGCAGTACGCCATGACTCTAGGAGTTTTGAGATGCGCTCTGCTGGAAGATTAGTGCCGTTTGACTTAAGAACCTGAAGTGGTACGGGTTCCTTAGCGAAAGTCTCTGCTGCCTGCTCTAGTGCATGAGCGGCGCGGATAGTGCGACCTGCGCGGTTGAGAATTCCCTCATCGAGGCCGTAGAACACTACTAGTGAACCAACGCCTTGGTTAGGAACGACTGAGCCATCAACTTGGTAGCCAACGATTTCTGTTTCAATGTTATTTAACTTAACTGTTACGCGATCTGGTGCAACGCGAGTCCATGAACGAACTCGACCTGTCTCGCCGTACTGCTCAAGAACCTGGCCATACCCAACGCCATGAAATAGTAAATCTTCGGCCAACCATGCATAAATTGCAGAACCAGGAACGCGTGGGTCTGGCTGGTTAATTACTGCTGGAGTTGGAATATGTGATCCATCAAGTTTTGAATATTGCTCGAGGGGCAAACCTGCGAGTGTTGAGCAGATTATATTTCTTGCTCTTGCGATCGTTGGGACGGCCATAGCAGTTTGACGTGTTGCAACTGATTGCGTAAAAACGAAAGGGTTAAACGAAGCGGTGTTGTTAAACGGCGCTGGTGCAGAAGCCGCATCTACAGTAATCTCTACTGGCTTGGCTTGTGTGAAGATATCCCGAATTCCCATTGGACATATTATACACTATTTGTCTAGACATTAACCTATCTGAATGTCTACTTCGGATTCAGCGCGTGTCGCAAAATGTGTAACCATGGCAGCCGCAACCGCTCCGCAAACAATTCCAGAAGCCTTGCGCCCCATGACCCAACCGCCATCGCCTCGAGTAAGTTTGACGGCCGATAGAACCTGCTTAGTCAGTTCCTCTTGATCTGAATGAACCAAACGCATTGAAGAAACCGCTGAGACGAACTCATCGCAACTTTGCTGGTATTCCTGGGCTGCAATTTCATACATGGGAATTCCTGCTGGCTGAAGTCTGGCCGCAACTGCGCTAGCCGTACTCTTGGAATAGGCAACCTGGTTAACTGGGAACTTTCGCACCCAATAAGCAATATCGTTGGCCATTTCCTTATCATCGAGGTTAACAGGGTTAAACCAAGTATGTAGAAGCGTGACCATGAACTTATCACCATCGATTCGCTGGCCTGCGACTAGCGATCCATGTTTACGATCTGGTGAAAGGTCAATAGCCATCCAAGTATCGACTTCATCGTTTAGGGCTGGCACATCTGCCTTACATTTCTTCCATTCTGCCTCAGATATGACTGGATTAATCATCGAGACGAATTGGCATAGAACTTCAGTCCGAAATATGTCCTCCCTATCTGATAAGGAGTCTTTAATGTTATCTTCATGGACTGTCCAGCCCAAACTTGGATTACTTTGGTACCAAGCATCCTTATCGGTAATCTCAGCACCAGGAACGGCGCTCCATTCAAACCAGCCGATTGAATCGTCAGCACCTTCGCTAGCGGCAAGGCCTCGCTCTCGGAATTTAAGCAATAAAACCGAGTTAGCATGGCCTGCGTTGGAATAGACGTAACTTTGCGGGTTCGGGTTCGACATCTGGGTAAAGCGCATTGAACTCCAGACATCCTCAGTATCGAATTCTCGTAATTCATCGATGTGGATCACGTCAGGGGCTGCAATTCCTCGAGCGGCTGAGTTTCCAGCACGAATAAGGTAACGCGCTCCATTCTTAAACCGAATCTCCTGCGATCCTTTAGATTCATACTTCTTGGAAAAGTTTTCCATGAGTAATTCAGAGTTATCTATCATCTGGCTTACTTTGTAGAAGATTTCACTTGATGTAGTTAACTTGTGAGCAGTCGCTAGGTGCATCTTCTCACCCAGGACATAGATTCCAAACAGGATACGAAGCGCCATGAATGTCGATTTTCCTTGCTGACGAGGAAGCATGATCCCAATGAGAGGGTGCAGCCATCTGCCATCAGCCTTGTATCGAAGGCAGTCTCTAGCCAGGTCTTCCTGCCAAGGTAGGAGTGGGAATCCAATATCTTTGCAGAATTGAATCATTTCATCGCCCCTAGTAGGTAAATCAGAAGGCTTGGAGCGGATTCTAGGGGTTTGAGAGCCTTTACGCGGTTCTGTTACCCCTTCCTCAGCCGTTTGCAGCCCGTTTGAGACGTTTTGAGCCGATGTAGTCACTCTGAGTCCTTTTCGAGCTGATAGTGGCTTATTGAGGCGTTTTCGGGGTAAATAGAACCAGGAC